AATTTTCCTCTACTGATTCATATCCTTAATACTCTGTTACACAAAGCCTGTCTCGATAGAGATGGCCTAGTGCAAGGTTCTTCAACAAAGAAGCTGTTTAAACAGGACTTTATGGAAGAGGTTATAAGAGAACATATAGCTGTGCATAATGAACTCATTTTATCACTTGGTATCGCATTCGGTACTAAGAGATATAAAACGTTGACTAACTACAGTATAACTTGTTTAGAGGGTACTAATGTACCGATTAACAACTTACAGATCTCGACGGGAAAGATAGACAGGTGGCCAAATATATTTGACCATCTTCGTCCCTTATACCATCAAGTTTCTGAAAACAAAAAGAGTTCACATTATTTTGATCAAATCTTGAGGACGATCTTTGCCATTCCAAGAATGGTTGAAGATTACTCTGAGATTGATCTGAGCTCAATAGAAGAACCTGGCCTAAATATAGACTGGATTCGGAAGGACTTTAAACAGTTCCTTAAATCTAAGATTGAGTCTCCCAAATGGGGTATAAAGGTATCAGAATGCTGGTACTCGAAACCGTCCATAAGGAATAATACGACAGGACCACTGGGGAGTTCTAGGTGGAACAATATCGACATAGAAGCTAAGCTTTTATTAGATAGTTCTCTCTGGAAACACTTCAACAAACTTTGTTTGTTAGTAGGTAACGAAAATCTGGCCAAAATGGTCTGGAAAATCGGATCCAAAGTGGAAGATGTTAATAAACTAGCCAAAGATAGGAAGATCAAAAATCTTACCCTTCGGAAGTTAACTAGCATTCCTGATGCTGGAAATAAAAGCCGTTGCATAGCAATAGGTGATATTTTCACGCAGACTCTCCTTAAGCCTTTAGAGAAGGATCTCTTAAGAATTATTAAACTTAAGTTTTCCGACACTTGCAATATCTTTGACCACGTAGGTGGTTTTCAAAAGTTACAATTGTCTTTAAGGGCGGGTATAGCTTCAATCGACGCGTCAAATTGGACGGATAGATTACCGGCTAAACTCCAAAAGGATGTTTTAGAGGTTTTATACTCGAAAGAAATATCAGACGAGTGGTATAACCTTGTTGTTAAATGTCCCTGGTCAGTGCAAAACACTGGTAAGGAAACTCGTTACGCTGTTGGACAGGGTATGGGAATCCATGCCTCATTCGCGCTAGCAACACTAACCGACCTTTTCTTATTAGAATATGCTCAAAGCATACACTATGAAAAAGAGTATAAAGATTGGTATTCATCAACAAGCCAAAGGCAAGCGATGTATAACAAGATAGGTGACGACCTATGGATATATGATCCACTTAACAAACTCACAGAATTCTATGAGAAATTAGGTGTTACAATTAATATTCAAAAATCAAAATATGCTACAGAGGAAAACCTTGTGGCTGAATTTGTATCGATGAATATCTCCCGAGGACATAATGTCTCAAGGATATCAAGTCGTCTATGCAGAGAGGTAGAGCAAAATATATTTATGTTGCCCATCCTTATTGCACATCTTAAGCAGCGTCTTGAAAAAGATGTTGTCCATGAAATTATCATGGGTCTGACCAAAGTCAAGAAGTTCAACCAAAGGAAATTTCTTTTGGAAGAGCTGGCTAAAATGTCTATCCTGGAATTTAGTACTTATGGTACTAAGACCTACATGACCCATTGCGGCGAGCAATTACTGCAACTGATAAAGGAGATTGATAAACCGGCCTACCTAAGGTTGACTGGTTTAGAAAACTTCATAAAGTCAGATAGATCACATGAAATCACATGTGGTTTGCTATTGACTCTCCTGGAGAAAGAGTGGGCTCTCATAGAGAAGCACATTGGTTTACTTCAGGAAGACTTGAATCGTGATAGGAATACCTATTATCAAAATCAAGCATTACCGGTTGTTGACGAAAACTGGTTCGATGAAAGGTTATATGAAAATAATCCTCTGGATTATATCACTAACCTGACAAAAGGATTAGCTATTCGTTGTAAAAATGACAAGATCAATCCATTTGTATTCAAAGGGATCGATCACAACGGTGATATAACAAGAATTATCGTTACTATCCGCGAGTTACTCGAGGAGGTAAAGGAATTCACACAATGTTTTCTACCTCTGGAGTCTAAGATCTTAGATCAAAGAAACTTCAAGTACAGATTGCACTGTCTCCATTCAGTTTCAAAATTATTTATCTTGAAACAGCCTGGTAATGTCTATGATATTACTGGCCTTAAGACCAAATTCAAATCTGAGTTTGATCTATTAGATGAAGTGTCATCGTCAGGGTTTAGCTCCGCAGAGGAAGCTGACCATGGGGTACACACGTATCTGTTCCTAAGGAACAGATAGAAAAGGTACCTCTGACTGAGGTGTGGGTTTATCAAATTCACACCGGGGACTATTGTCTCTCTAGAGAAACAA